TGTAATTGCGGGTGCTGTTCGTAGATCCGCGCTTATCTCTCTTAGCGATGTCTCAGATCATGAAATGGCTAAGGCAAAAGCCGGACCTTGGTGGGAAAGCTCAGGACATAGAAGCCTTGCAAATAACTCTGCGGTATACGATCACAAGCCTGATCTGGGACAGTTTCTTCAGGAGTGGAGTCACCTATACGACTCTCGCTCTGGAGAACGAGGAATCTGTAACCAAGAGGCCATGTCTAGAATCGCGGCTAAGGCTGGACGTAAGACGGAGGGTATCAAGTTTGGTACAAACCCATGCTCTGAAATTATTTTGCGTCCCTATCAGTTCTGCAACCTAACAGAAGTAGTTGTAAGGCCCGAAGATGATCTAGAAAGTCTTCGTAAGAAGGTACAGATGGCTACCATCTTGGGAACAATTCAATCTTCATTCACAGGATTTCCCTACCTACGAGAAGAGTTTAAGCAGAACTGCGAAGAAGAAAGACTACTTGGTGTATCCTTTACGGGAATTTATGACAGCAAACTAATGAGCGGACAGCTAGGTAAAGGCAAGCTTTCATATGTCCTAGAGGAGCTTCGAGAAGAAGCCGTAAAGACCAATCTACGATGGGCGGGTAAGCTTGGTATTAATCCAAGTAAGTCAATTACTTGCTGCAAGCCAAGTGGAACTACTTCTTGTGTAGCGGGAACGTCTTCAGGTATGCATCCACGTTATAGTGAGTATTACATTAGAAGGGTTCGTGCAGACAAGAACGATCCACTATGCACGTTTATGACAGAAATGGGAATACCTTCAGAGTCGTGCATGCAAAGACCAAATACGACCACGGTCTTCTCATTCCCAATCAAGGCACCCTGTAATACTGTTACACAGAAAAACATCAAGGCTCTAGACCATCTTGATCTTTGGCTCTTGTATCAGCGTTACTGGTGTCATCATAAGCCAAGCATTACTGTTTCTTATCATGATGACGAGTTTCTCTCTATTGGTCAGTGGGTATGGGATAACTGGAAGTATGTATCAGGTATCTCCTTCTTACCAGCAGACGATCATGTATATGAACAAGCTCCATTTGAAGCCTGTGATGAACAAACTTATAATGACCTGCTAAGTAAAATGCCATCTCATATTGATTGGCGTGATCTTACTCTATACGAAATAAATGACACAACAACAAATTCGCACACCCTTGCTTGCCAAGGTGGTTCTTGTGAAGTTGTGGATATAACTGGAGATTAATATGAACATTAACCCTAATATTCAATTTAAACTGGACAGAGGACAGCCTCTTAATCAGGCGGAGATGTCTATGATTATTAAGTCATGGACTTCTCGTATCGAACAAATGGAGAAGAATATTGAAGAACTTTCCAAGAATAGATCCGAAACTAGTAGAAGAACTAGAAAAAATGTATCCTCCGATTCAGTTTGATCCAGATGTTCCTACTGATCAATTTATAAAGATGCTTGCCCAAAACTCTGGTCAGATATCTGTAATTGAAAAACTAAAACAAATTCTCAAAATCCAAGAAAAAAGTAGAGGAGTCTTCTAATGGGTATATTTGGCGGTGGACCCAAATGTAGGCCTCCTAACGAGTACGATAGCTACGAGTGCTGGAGAAGATACTGGGAACCAAGATATACTGCTTCTGTAAGAATACAAAAATTTAATGCAAGTAGATTAGCTAGTCAGTTTAGAAGACAAGGACAAGAAGCAACACAAAGAGCTAACATATCAACAAAGCTAGCTCAAGATAAAATTACCAAGCTGGCTAAAGAAACAAATGAACGGTGGACTCAGATTGCTAGATCTCAAACAGGAGCAACTGGCAGGATGGCTGGAGAGTTTAAAGCTGATACACCTACTGTTAAACTACCAAAAGCAAAAAAGATTAAACAAAGATTATCACCATCTGTTCAAATAGCTGGATTGGAGTCCAAGGCTGTTACAGAAGGTACGTTTAAAAGAAAACGATCTCAAAATGAGAAAAGGCCTATATAAGGAAAGGAAATTATTATGGGATTTGGAGGAGGAAGTGGCGGACCCGGAAATGTTCAAATTGATAGAACTGCTGAAAGAAGAGCAAATATGGCACTATCTCAAGCTCAAAAGCAACAAGCTGAAGCAGAAGCGGCAGCATCAATGGCTCAGGCAAAGGCCAGAGAACAAGAAGAGATGGCAAAAGAAAGAGCGCAAAGAGATGCTATTCAAGCCGCAGAGGCAGCCGCTTCTACAGAAGTAGAAAAAACAGAGGTAGCTGGTCAAGTTGATGTTGGCTCTATTGTTTCAGATAGACCATCAGTTGAAGCTATGTCTTATCTTCAAATTCCAGAAGAGGATGATGAGGACAAAAATCAACAAGGCACTCAAGTAAGAGGAATGTAATATGTCACAAGAAACTCTAGCAGATAGATTTAGGATTCTAAACTCTCAAAGACAACGAAAACTAGAACATGCTAGAGAAGCATCTAGATTAACAATACCAACCATTCTACCTCCAGAATCTAGAGGAGAAGAAGACCAGCTTTACACCCCCTATTCTTCAGTTCCAGCAAGAGGTGTTACGGCTATGTCTAGTAAAATGCTGTCAGCCCTCATTCCCTTAAATGAAGAACCATTCTTTAAGTTTGCTGTTAAAGACGGAGTTACTCCAAGTGTAGAAGTAAATAACTATCTAGAAAGTATGGCAGATCAGGTATACAACAAAATTAAATCTAAAAACTTAAGAGAAGTTGTATTTCTTGCTTTGCAACACCTTGTTATTGTTGGTGATGTTCTATTCATTATTGAAGATGATATGTCTTGTAGGCTAATTAGATTAGATAATTATGTAGTAAGAAGAGATGTAATTGGAAATGTAAAAGAAATTATCTTTGTAGAACATGAGTTAAAAGAAGAAGACGATAAAAACCTAGATATGTATAGTACATACAAGGCCGGGTCTTATGCAGAAAATAAAGACGGCTATGAGGCTATTTATGTTCAGTGTTTATTTGACGACGAGTCCGGTGTTTGGAACGTTAAAAAAGAAAAAGACGAAGAGATATTTGAAGAAGGAGAGTTTAATATCCTTCCCTATATCCCACTAAGATGGGGTTATGCCGCAGGAGACAACTACGGTAGATCACACTGCGAAGATATTCTTGGAGATATAACCGCACTAGAAGCCTATTCAGAAGCCCTAATAGAAAGCATGGCAGCAGGATCCGCATTCTGGATTGCTGTAGATCCTGCTGGAATTACAGACATTGATGATATTGCAGCAGCACCTAATGGAACATATGTTGCTGCCCGACAACAGGATGTTTTTACTCTTACGCCATCAGGAACCATGAATGCACAGATTCAATCTACAAATCAAGCTGTAGAAATAATGAGAAGAGAAATTGGTAGATCTTTCTTACTAGAATCAGCTTCAATTCCCACCGGAGATAGGGTTACAGCTACAGCAGTAAGAATGGTTGGAACAGAGCTAGAAACGGTTTTAGGTGGAGCCTTTGGATCAATCTCAAGAGATTTGTTTGTCCCTCTAGTAAATAGAGCAGTCTTTGTAATGATATCCGATAATGTTATTGATGAAAGATTATATGAAGAGTTCTTAGAAGACGGAATACTTAGTGTAGATATTGTAACTGGACTACAAGCACTCAGCAGAGATACTGATTTGAATAAACTTATGCAACTTGGAGAAATGGTTAGAAACTTACCAGAACAAATTGCTATGATGTTTAAGTGGGACGAGTATGGCAAGGCTCTTGTAACAGCACTTGGTTTTGATGCAAATAACTGGGTTAAGGATGAAGCAGAAGTGCAAGAACAAATGCTTAAACAACAACAGGCAATGGCGGCTCAACAAATGCAACAACAGGCGGTGGGCACTGCTGGACAACAAGTAGCAGGAGCTTTGGGACAACAAGCAGCAGGAGCATTACAGGGCCAAGATATAGGAGCCATGTTAGAAGGAATAGATCCACAAGCACTTGAGGCACTTAATCAAACCATGACGGGACAGTAAAATGGAATATGAGGTAATTAAAAAAGACATTGAAAACTGGATAGTAAACTATTTAGATAAACCTAGTAAATATTATAACAATCTAAAACCTTGTCCTTTTGCTTCAAAAGCTTGGTTTAATAATAAGGTAAAGCTTGTTTTAGGCGGTAGAAAAGAAGCTAGAAAAGAAATAGAACAGTGGTCTGATGAATATGAGTTAGTAATTATTGCTTGTGATGTTATTTGGCAAGACATAGAATCTTGGGAAGAAAGAATGAACGAGGTACATTCTAAAAATGATTTGTATGTAATGGTTTTTGATCCAAGCGGTGATTATGAATGCGATCCTGAATTAGATGAAGATCTTTGGGGGTCTGTGACAGATGAAGATTATGGTATGATTTTCGTTCAAAGATTAAAAAATCTAAACAATCATTCAGAGTTTTTAGATAAACTTGGATACTATGACAAGTGTTCAAAAGATTTTAAGTCCTACATAGAAAAAAGGAGAATGTCCGATGGCAGGAAAAACTAGTAAGAAGATGAGAAAGAAGGCCAAGACCCAAAATGGTAATGGTACAACTATGCGTAGCGGCCAACAGAGAAGCGGCATGGGAAACACTGCTTCTAAAAAGAAGAAAAAGAAGGTAGCCGGTAAAAGAGGCACCATGGGCCGATAAGATAACTGATAGGCCGCTGAAAAGCGGCTTGTCTTTTTTTAAATATTTTTATTCGAAAGGAGCCATAATTATGGCAGATTCAGATTACGTCGAAACAATTGGTGCCTATGGCTCCTCATTGGGGGCCG